TGATGAGGTTACAACGGCAACTAACAAGGTTATTGTGGCGACTTACGGTGTGGCCGCTGTGGGTATTAATATCCCTCGTATTTTTAATCTGGTTCTTATGGAACCCGGAAAGAGCTTTGTCCGTGTTATCCAATCAATTGGCCGCGGCATTAGAAAAGCGCAGGACAAGGACTTTGTCCAAATCTGGGATATAACCAGTACTGCAAAATTTGCAAAACGACACTTGGCAAAACGTAAACAATTTTACACAGATGCCAGCTACCCATATCAAACAGAAAAGGTTACATATAAATGAACATCCTCACAGTCGATAATAAATCGTATGATCTCGACAGATTACCAGAAGAGATTGATGAGGACTTGCGCTACGGTGTATTAGATTACTCAAACCCAGCTGAAGTAGATTACATCTTTGTGCCATTGGTATTCCTTGAGAGTTTTTCTTGCCCAGCAGCAGTATTACGTATTGGCAAAGTTGAAGTTAAAGTACCGCTTGATTGGTCACTTATTATTGGCGAACCAGATCACGGCGAACCGGAAATTATCAATGTCATGAGCTTAAATGATCGAGGCTTTAGTACCTACGTGTTTAATCCGATCAATGGCTACAGACCAGAGTGGCACAAGGTAGAAGTAGTAAACATCTACCAAGAAGTAAAGTGGTTTGTACCTAAGTTAAAGTTTGGTCACATACTTGCGGTCCCATTGGCAACAGGTAGCGAACCAATGTGTGCATTCTTTGTAAAAGAAACAAATAAAATTCCAGAAGTACTTGACTTAAACAAAATTTGGTTTTAAAATATAGCTATGGCTACTAAAAAGAAAACCCCGGCTACGGCCGCATACAAGCTGCCAATCGAGCAAGTAATGGCAGCAGTAGATTTGCGTAAAGGCGAATACTACAGTAAACTTGAGCCAGACGAGTTAAAATCGTTGAGTACATATATGGCACAGCGATGGGCAAGTCAAGTGCAAGGCACACGGGACATACAAGAATATTATTTGGTCACAGTCAATGAACTATGCAATCTTGATTATGTAGCAACTAAAAGTGAACATGATGAATTGCGTTGGCGAGTACTTGCACTATGCGGCCTTGGTACAAAGCAACGGCATGAGTTTATTCCGCCTAAAGGTGCTAAAAAAGATAAGCTAACTGCTTGGTTGCTTGAACAGTTCCCAGCATTGCGTGATGACGAGATTGAGTTGTTTCGCATGCTCAATGGCGACGATGAGTTAGCTGATATTGCAGTTGCCAAAAACATGGGTAATAAAGATCTTAAAGAGTTGTTTAAATAGTATGACGGATTATCAATGTCGCTTTTGCAATAAGTCATTTTCTCGCGAAAGAACCTTGAGCAGTCACATGTGCGAAAAAAAACGCAGATGGATGAACAAGGATGATCCTGCAAGTCGGATAGGTTTTAATGTGTGGACTGACTTCATTAAGTATGTGAGCCCAAACACCAAGAAGGAAAAAACATCTGACGATTTTATAAGGAGTGTTGACTACATTGGATTTGTAAAATTTGCTAATTACCTAATTGAACTTCGACCGTTAGAAAGTGAAAAGTTTACTAACTGGCTTTTTAAAATGGGAGTACGATTATCTGATTGGCAAAAGCCCGGGACATATAAACTATATGTGCAAGAAGCTGCAAAAAAAGAAACAGCAGAACGTGCATTGGAGAGAACAATAATTGTAATGGCAGAGTGGGGAGAGACTACCAATAACAATTGGCAAGAATTCTTTGTTAAAGTGGCCCCTTCGACGGCGATGAATATGATAGTAATGGGACGTATTAGTCCTTGGATTATATTTTCAACCGATGCAGCCCAGCGTTTATTAGACAGAATGGAACCGGGACAACTTGACAAGGTAGCAGAACATGTGGACACAAAATGGTGGAAAAACAAGCTAAAAAATCAAACAGCAGAAGTACAGTGGATAAACACAACGTTATCACTGGCAATCAGTACGCCGACTTAGAAAAGCGGCTTGCAACAGTGTTGGAAAAATTAGATGAAATGACACTTGAAGTGCATGCTCTTCACCAACAACAGACTATTCTAATCGAACTTGTTAAAAGCAAAAGTAAACTATGAACCTACCTGACGTAGATATTGACTTTGCAGACAGGGAGCAAGTTCTCCGTTTGCTTCCGCACGTACCAGCAATGCAAAATTCGCAAACTGGGACACGACAAAAACACAAGACTGGGGTTTACTTTCACCCAGTTCCAACTAATCCATATACTGGCTGGTGTGATGTGGATTATCAACAAGCAGAAGAACTTGGATTTTTCAAAGTTGACTTGTTAAATGTAAGTTTGTATCAAGGCATTGGTAGTAAAGCACAATTGGATCAATTGGCAAATCAAGAACCATTGTGGGATTTGCTAGAGCAGGAAGAATTTAGTAATCTATTATTTCACATCAATGGACATGGTTCAATTCTTCGTCAAGTAAAGCCAACATCTATTGAGCAACTTGCAGCAGTGCTTGGAATGATTCGGCCAGCAAAACGTTATCTAATTGGAAAACCATGGGACACAGTTATGCGCGAAGTTTGGACTACACCAGAGAATGGTGATTACTTCTTTAAGAAAAGTCACGCAACAGCGTATGCAGTTGCTATTGTAGCGCAGATGAATCTAATCTGCGAGCAGCTATGCCAGGGATCTTAACTTAGCTTTCTTACAAGGCTAATTTGGCGACGTTTAGTACGTTTAGTAATGACATTATTTAAGCTGGTTTGATAACCGTACAGTACTTCAAAGTCCTTGGTACTGTAAGTTTTTAGTGCATACGTAAACCTGCGCATTTGTTCCTTGAGCACAATGTTAATTGGGATTAAGCGATTGCTACCCCACCACCATTCATCACCTTGCTCAATTAACGCAAGTTTGTCGTTATCGGATTTAAGCAGGTTGTACACATACATAGTGACAACTACATTATCACTATTTTGTATAATCCCAACAAGTTCATGCTCGCCGTAGCGAATTAAGCTCATAAAAGGGAAACGTTCTAAGAATTCTTTAACTTTACTATCCATCGTGCAAGTACTTAGCATTTTATAATCTGGAGGGTTTGCTAAATATGTTTATGGCCACTTTAAACTCAAGCATCCCAACAGCAACGTTAAACTACTCCGGCGCAGGCACGGGACCAAGCGCAACACGTCATGCACCTAGCTATACTGATCAACGCATCACTTGGTTTAAAGGTGTAGACAATCTATTAGATCTTACTATCACCGGGTCAGATCGTCGTCCAGTTAGTCTACTGCGCCGCGAATTGACTATCACAATGTGGGATAGGGAAACAGGCGCTACTATATTTCGTCGTAGAGCAATGCCAACTGTAGCAGAAAATGGTCAAGCCCGTGTTACAGTATTTGCACGAGATTTAATGACACTTGGATCTGGAATCTATGCAGTTGGTGCAACTATGATAAACGAAGATGGACTTGAACTTGCTTTGACCTGGAACCGAGCAATGCAAGGTGTATTTGATGTTGAAGTGATGGATGCACCTATACCAACCAGCCGCAGCTCAAATACAATCATAGAATGGACATCATCAAATAATTTATTTGTATCAAGTGCATTCAACGGCCCGTCATATTATAAAAAAGAATCAAGTCTGTTTACAATTGGATTGTACGCTACAAATTACACTGGTACAATTATAGTACAGGGTACAATGGACGAGAACATAACTGGTTCCACATTGTGGGCAAACTTAAAGGCGCAGGACTATGCAGTGACAACACTTGATCTCCGCGGCTTTACAGGTATAGATCCATACAACTATTACGGTGGTGTTCGTTGGGTTCGGGTGGTCAAATCTGATAGTCCTTCAAACGCTGGCACATTGAATAAAGTTATAATTCGAGTGTAAGCAATTTGACTTTATGTATTCAGTAGTGTATAATACACTATATGAGTTTAGTCGAAAACATTCTTAGGGCACATCTGCCCGCATTAAAGTCAACCTCAAATGGTTGGCTGACAATGAACTGTCCAGTTTGCATGCAGAACGGACAAAGAAGCCACGACACCAAACGGCGCGGCGGCTTCAAATTTGAAACAGATCGTATTGGGTATCACTGCTTTAACTGCGGTTTTACCACTGGATGGCGCCCAGGTCAAAAACTTGGTATCAAACTAATCAAACTAATGCGTGAGCTTGGAATCGATGAAGGTGAAATTCAACGGTTGAAGATCCAATTATGGGACCAAGTAGTTGTAGATGATACTATAATTGAAGAGCCGTTTAAGAAACCAGACTGGCCAGAAATACAATGGCCATGGACAGTTCGAGATCTTAATATTGAAGCAGCAGAATATCTTGACAGCAGAGGAGTGCTTGAACTAACTGACTGGTATACAAGTTCTAGCCCGATACAAGGAATGGAATATCGTGTTATTCTTCCTTATATGGACAATGGAAAACTAATTGGATATAGTGCCCGCTGGATAGGCGATGTACCAGATAAAAAGACTGCAAAGATGATCGCAAGTCGTCCACCGAGCTATGTCTTTAATCTCGAGCATCAAAGCAGTCAAAGAAAATATACAGTAGTAACTGAGGGCGAGTACGATGCGTTATCGCTTGATGGTGTTGCCATTATGACAAATGAGATTAGTCCCGAACAGGCAAAGATAATTGAGGACATTGATAACGAACCAGTAGTGCTTGCTGATAGAGATCATGCTGGGCTAAAGTTGGCATTGCAGGCTGCTGAATTAGGCTGGAGTGTCAGCTTCCCAGAATGGCCACCAGAGATAAAAGATGCTAATCAAGCAGCACAGCAATTTGGTCGTGCTGCTACACTGCAAAGTGTGCTAGAAGCAATTGAGACTAGCCCGTTGAAGATTAAACTAATGGCAAGGCGGTGGTGTGTATAAAGTAAAAATAGTTTGGAAGCTCGGCCAGGATAATGAGGAATGGTGGAACGAATCTTGTATATGGGTGCTTGAAGAATACGGTCTTCCAGGAGA